GAAAATTTTATTACCAAAATTAGTATTATTTAAAAAGCTATCCAAAGTAGTTGAAATTGAGGCTCTTATTCCAGAGAAAAAGCTAAACAATCCTGAGTTAATTGAAGACTTAATTTTTGATATTAAAAAAAATGGATTGTTGTGCCCGTTAGTTATAGATGAAAATAATAGAGTGGTAGATGGTAATCACAGATACCATGCGATTAAAAATGATTATACACACACGTTAGTATATAAAATACTATATGACAAAGCAGAGGATGAATTCTTGTCAAAATTAAATTCTAGGTTATGGTTGGATACACATGAGTAATTTAAAGATTTTAACAGATGAAGAATTAAGAGATCGAATATTAAAAAAGCAGCTAGAGTATGTAAAGTTGTGCCAGGATAACTTTTTAATTTTTGTAAAAGAAATGTGGCCAGATTTTATTTGTAGAGATACTAAAGATCCTAAAAAGTATGGCCATCATCAAATTATTGCAAATCAATTTACAGACATTGCTGATGGTAAATTAAGAAGGCTCATAGTAAACATGCCTCCTAGGCATACAAAATCTGAATTTGCATCTTATTTATTTCCTGCTTGGTTTATTGGTAAGTATCCAAAGAAAAAAATAATGCAGGTATCACACAACGCTGAACTCGCATCAAGGTTCGGTAGTAAGGTTAGAAACTTAATGGACACAAAAGAATACAAACAAGTTTTTGGTGATGTAAAATTACGAGAAGATAGTAAGGCAAAAGGACGTTGGGAGACAAATCATGGTGGCGAATACTTTGCAGCGGGGGTTGGCGGTTCTATCACAGGACGAGGGGCGGACTTACTTATTATCGATGATCCACACACTGAACAAGACTCGATGAGTGACAGTGCAATGGAACGTGCCTATGATTGGTATAGCTCAGGGCCTAGACAACGTTTACAACCTGGCGGATCAATAGTTCTTGTTATGACACGTTGGGCCACAGATGATTTAACAGGAAGGCTCATAAAATCTCAAAAAGAACCTAAAGCTGATAAGTGGGATGTTATAGAATTTCCTGCAATATTAGAAAGCGGGAATCCTGTATGGCCTGAATATTGGAACCTAGATGAATTAGAAAAAGTCAAAGCATCTATCTCTGTAAGAAATTGGAATGCACAGTACATGCAAAATCCTACTGCAGAGGAAGGGGCTATATTAAAACGTGAATGGTGGCAAGAGTGGCCCTCAGAAAAATTACCGAACCTTAGACATGTTATTATGAGTCTCGATACAGCATTTAGTAAAAAAGAAACTGCAGACTATTCAGCGATTACAGTGTGGGGAGTGTTTCAACCACATGAGGGTTATGAGGATAATTTGATTCTTTTAGATGCTCAAAAAGGTAGATACGACTTTCCTGATTTAAAAAATCTTACATATGAACTACATCAATACTGGGAACCTGAAAGCATTATTATTGAGGCAAAAGCCTCTGGACAGCCACTAATACAGGAACTAAGGCGTATGGGTATACCCGTATTGGATTATGTGCCAGCTAAGGGCCGGGATAAATTTACTAGAGCCAATGCAGTTGCACCAATTTTTGAAAGTGGTATGGTGTGGTATCCGGATGAGAATTGGGCTCATGAAGTTATTGAGGAGTGTGCAGCATTTCCTAATGGACAACATGATGACTATGTTGATAGTACGACCCAAGCTATGCTAAGATACCGACAAGGCGGTCTTGTTACAACTTATCAGGATGAAGCTGAAGATTTTAAAATAGAACGGGAGTACAAATATTATGCTTAAAGGTAATCAAAAAAAACTTGATAAAAATAAAGATGGTAAAATTTCTGGAGAAGATTTCAAAATTTTACGTGGAACTAAAAAAGGTATGCGAATGGGTGGAGAAGTAAAACCTATTAAAGCTGTGGTTGGTGCACTAATAGGAATTGGTGGTGCTATGGCTGCAAAAAAATTTTTAGGTAAAAAGAAAAAATCTACTATGGGTAGTGGCCCTGGTGGTTTAGGTACAATGGCTAAAACTGCAATTGAAAAAAAGAAAGAATTATTAACTGGTAAAAAGATGGGTGGCGTTGCTAAAAAAATGGGTGGCGGCATGATGAAAATGAATTACAAAGAAGGTGGCCCTGCTAGAAGAATGCCAAGAGGAGATGCTAAAGGAAAAATAAAAGCTAGACCAGATGGTAGAGGCGGTGGCCGTGATGCTGGTAACCCAGGTGCACTTACTGATGCTATATCAAGATTAAAAAAAAGATTGAAGAGACCAAAAATAACTCTTCCTGAAAGAGGCCCAATGATTCCATTGGCTAAAAAAAGAAAAGGTGGAGCATTAGATAAAAAAGGTGTAAAAAAAATTGTATTAGGTTTTAAAGGAAAAGCTAAAGATTATCCTGGAGCAAAAAAAATTCAGGAGATGAATAGAAAAGGCCAGTACAAAAACAAATAAGGTTAACAGTGGCCGTAGAAAAAAACGAACCATATACAGAAGATCTGGAGATCGAAGAGGAACAGGATTTTGATCCGAATGCCGTTGATGCTGAAGTAGAAGTAACGGAAGAAGGAGAAGAGTCCACGGAACAAGAACCAGAGTTTAATTTTGCAGAGAACCTTGCAGACAGATTAGACGATGACGTTTTATCTAGAATAGCTTCCGACTTAGTTGGTGAGTTTGAAAAAGATAGATCCTCTAGAAAAGATTGGGCTGATACTTATACAAAGGGCTTAGACTTATTAGGCACTAAGTATAATACAATGAACAGACCTTTCAAAGGTGCTTCAGGTGTAACTCATCCAATGTTAAGTGAGGCGTGTACACAATTTCAAGCACAGGCTTACAAAGAACTACTCCCGTCCGATGGGCCTGTAAGATCACACATACTTGGTAATCCTACTCCAGAAAAAGAACAGCAGTCTGTGCGTGTAAAAGATTACATGAACTATTTGCTAATGGAGAGAATGGAAGAGTACACAACTGATGTTGATCAAATGTTATTCTACCTTCCACTGTCTGGTTCAACTTTTAAAAAAGTTTACTACGATGAATTATTAGAAAGACCAGTTTCTAAATTTATACCTGCCACTGATCTTGTGGTTCCTTACTATGCTTCTGATTTAAAAGATTGTGAGAGAATAACTCAAGTCATGCAAATGACTAAAAACGAAATCTTAAAAAAAATTGAAATAGGAATGTACTCTGATATTGAGTTGATGGAGCCTACACAAAAGTCCACTGACACAGATAAAAAATTAGAACAGTTAGAAGGAATAAAAAATGTTGGATCTGATTACGTGTACTCAGTTTTAGAGATGCACGTTGATTTAGATCTTACCGAATATGATAATTCTATTCCTGGATCTAAGAATAATATTAAAGTTCCTTATGTTGTAACAGTAATAGAAAATACAAATCAAATTTTAGCTATCTATCGTAACTACAGAATGGATGATCCAAAGTATAATCGTATAGAATACTTTGTTCATTACAAATTTTTACCTGGTTTAGGCTTTTATGGTTTTGGTTTACTGCACATGATTGGTGGATTAACAAGAACGGCCACCGAAGCATTAAGACAATTGTTAGATGCAGGTACTTTAAAAAATTTACCGGCTGGATTTAAGTCCAGAGGCATGAGAGTAAGGGACGATGACCAGCCAATTCAGCCTGGAGAGTTCCGAGATGTTGATGCACCGGGTGGAAATATTAAAGATCAGTTTCAATTACTGCCATTTGCAGAGCCAAGTGCAACTTTATACAATCTTTTAGGCTTTGTTGTGCAAGCAGGACAGCGTTTTGCTGCTATTGCGGACTTACAATTAGGAAATGATGCACAAAATCGTGCAGTTGGCACTACAATTGCACTACTTGAGCGTGGTTCACGGGTAATGAGTGCTATTCATAAGCGTTGTTACTATGCAATGAAGCAAGAATTTAAAATTTTAGCAAGAATTTGTAAGGAATCGTTACCACCACAGTACCCATATGACGTTTATGGCGGTGAAAGATTGATAAAAATGACAGATTTTGATGATAGAGTGGATGTTGTGCCGGCAGCAGACCCAAATATCTTCTCAATGGCCCAAAGAGTTACACTTGCACAGACACAAC